CCCAGTAATGGAGGGATACCGTTCTACCCTGGTCGGGTAGGACCTAAGGCCCTGTCGTATGATATCCGAAAGGAGCACATGCTGGTGTTCGACACCAAGACAGCTGTCCTTCGACTGCGTGTGGTTGGTCTCACGATCAGCCAGGCTGACCAAATCGTTACACTTGTCCAGAAATGGATTAAGTGTAGTGGTGAGGCATGGGCAGTGGAGCGTATCAAGTCGATGAAAGTCGATTTGCTTCGGCATTACGCCGGTCTTCCACCTATGAAGAGCCACTCATGGATTCGTTATCGCCTTGGAGTCCCGAAAGGGGCTTTCTCGCCCTTGTTTCGAGTCAGTAAGAAGCGATTCAAAACTGCTTGGAATGCGATAATGATATACACTGGTATAGTGTTCTCGGATCCAAACGTTCGAGTGACGCAAAAACAGTGGGATAACATGGTGCACGCTATCCAGCGTGATCCGGTACCGACGCAGGCGTTGAAAGACGGCCTGGCGCTGGTCCACATTAGCCCGTTCTACGTGCCTATCCGGGTTACCTCGGAGACGGGGGTTCCTTTAATGGATTACCAACCGTCACCCTCGCGTAGAGCTCCGAAGGGCTTGCGTACTGTTCCTGAGGTTGAAGGAGTTTACGACTCTGTTAGACCTTTATTCCAGCGGTCCATATGGACAACCACGAACTGGGACATCTTGAGCGGCACACTTGCCGGTATCAACAAGCCAATTCAGCAGATCCTTGAGTTAAATCTCGAGGACGAGAGGAAAGCATCTGGGGTGATCGAAGAGTTACCTCTGATGGGCCTGATAGCCCTCCTTCAGGAGGGTGGGTATAAGCTGCGTTTTGCAGCTAACCCCTACCGGGTATACCAACAGGCTTTGCAGCCTTTAGGTAGAGCTCTGTTCCGTGCGCTCCGACGGGTGCCAAACGACTTTACGTTTGACCAGGCGGCGGCAATCCCTCTTATCCAGGAATGGTTGAGGGATGGTCGTCCAGCGTGCTCAATGGATCTGAGCAATTGCTCAGATAACCTTCCGTTGGACATGCAGCTAGAGTTGCTGAGTCACTTCGGTGTAAGCACTCGTTGGCTTCAGTTCTTTCGGGACACGTGCCGAGGCGAATGGTATACAAAACCGTTCGGTGAGGTACCAGTTGTCCTGAGATGGACAGTGGGTTCACCGCTGGGCCTATACCCAACGTTCGCATCGTTTGCGCTGTTACATCATAGTATAGTGCAGTGGTGCTTTCAAACCTTGGGCAAGCCCAAGATTGTAGTCGCAACAGCTGACGGAGAGGTACTTATGTACCCATACGTAATCGTCGGTGACGACTTAACAGTCATGGATACTGATGTAGCTCTGCTATATCAGAGGAAGATGAGCGAGTTTGGGGTCCCCATTTCAGAACATAAAACACTCTGGAGTCGGGATACCGCCGAGTTCATCGGTAGGATTATCACACCTAACAGTGTGGTTCAAGGGTTCAAGTGGAAGGGTCGGATGACTGATGACAATTTCGTAGATTTTTGTCAGCAGTTCGGCCCCAGGGCGTTAACTTTGTTGACGTCCCGTCAGAAAAGGGTGGTCAGCTTTATTGCTGAACTTCCGGAGCCTTATGGCCTCGGTTGGAACCCTCTCGGAAAATCGCGAAGTGAACGTTTGAACCCCACACTCGAAAGAATGTGGTCCCGTGATGAACGGGTAAGGACGTTTAGTAGACGAGCCGAGCGGACCCACCATCTACTCTACATGAGTGAAGATGGAAGGGGCCCCCTACCTTCTGGCCTTGGCCAGGAGTGGGAGCTTGACGCCGACGCGTTATCCTCCGACCAGGAGGATGAGGTTCTTACCAGAGCGTTGATCCCCGGATTGGAAAAATGGGGAGTCGCGGTCTGGCCGAATCTTCCGGAGTTAGTGGCCGCAAGGCCTCTAACTGAAGAAACTAGAACGCTTTACGATGACATGCTTCGACGCACCTCCTACGTGGAGACACGGAAGGAAGCAACAGCACTGGTCGTGCTCGAGCGCAAAGTGCGCAGGAGCCTAGCACACAGGTCCGAATGGCCCCTGTCCTACAAGGATTAGGGACAATGGCTGAGTGCCCAGAACCACTCCGTCAATAGAGAGGCCCTTCAGTAAGGCTGACGTTAATGGTTAGATTGGTCGTCCGTTAGGACAGGAGGTAAATCTGATCTCCTTGACCAGTTTAACCTCTCT